AGATTTTATAATTTTATAAGGCTTCATAATACTATAATTATAGATAAAGAAAAATAATTTTATGAGTGAACCAAATTTAAATCCGTGTGGAGAATCTAATTTTGTTGAAGATTTAAATATTGACAAACCTCCTCCTTTTTGCAGAGAACAAAAAGTAGAAACAAGTTCTGGAACAATACACAGCAAGCCTTATTTAGAGTCTCAAAAAGAGGTAGCACAAGATTTGTCTTGGCTACAAGATGCCACTCAAAGCAAACTAGGACAGGGTGCAAGTGCTTTATGTGACCCGCAACAGTCTGGTCACATAATAAATGAACAAGGATCCGCTCCTCCAAATAGAAATGTAGTATATCGTTATGCTAAATCTATAAGAGGCACTGATGAAGCTGTGAAGGATCTATTTAAAGATCTTGTTGTGATAGACGAAAATGGAAGAGCGCATAGTGTGCCAATTATATGGGCAACACAAGAACGTGCCGTTGCTTATATTTTGCAAGAAAATATGAGAAAAGATGAAAGTTTAGTAGTAGATAGAATTAGATTACCCATATTGGCAATCCACAACTCAGACTTTAATTTTAATCAAGACCGCTACATTTATCACAAAGCAATAGATTATTTAAGAGATCCAAAAAATAATTTTAGACCAAATTTTACCACAAGTGAAAAATTTGAAAGAGACACTATTTTCGGAGTAACACGTGGAATTCCAATAGATATAGGTTACACTTTGTATGCTTGGACCATGTATGAAGAAGATATGAATCAAATTCTTACACAAGTATTAACAAAATTTTCTCCCATGGCATATATAAGGGTGAAAGGAATATCTTGGGAAATCGGAGTTAAGTTATCAAGCATAGCTAATAACGTTAATTACGAACCCGGAGATAAGGCGATTAGAGTTTTCAAATATCAATTTGGCTTGACAGCAGAGACATTTGTTGCCCAACCAATTGTAAGAAGAAAAGCAGTTTTGAAAACTAGAATTGATATAACTGATTCACCCAATGAAGAAGATATAACAGAAGTATTAACTCAATTGGAACAAGCAGTAAAGGAATTGGAAGAATGATCGAAATAAAAAACAAAACAAAAAGCCCAGTGCAGCTAGTGGTGAGATCTCGGAAGGCTCCCCGTGCTTTCACAACCTTAATTATTCCAGGCATAGGCAAAGGACATAATGTGAGAATAATTGAGGATGAGTTGGTAACTGAATACATAGAAAGAGTTGAGAAGATGGGCCTTATTTCAACTAAATATGTACCAAATAATGAAATTCGTAAGGGAGACTAAAAAATGGCTATTCTAAGAGGATTTCCACCATCTAACACAATTTCGCCAAGCGTTAGAATCACTGAGAAGGACTTGAGCTTTATAGCTCCCGAACAGTCTTTTCATCGTTCTGGACTTGTCGGATTCGCAAGCAAGGGACCGATTGATATCCCAACAGTAATATCAACACAGCGTCAATTGAATACAGTTTTCGGATACCCTCATCCAGAATCTGGTGATCCTTACTTGATATATGCCGCAGAGCAGTATCTTTTGGTTGCCAATGAACTTTATGTAGTTCGTGTAGCCGACGTTGATAACGTAAGTGACGAAAAAGCAGAAATTGCAACTGTGGAAGTTCCTTCTGCCGGTGGTCGCATAAGTGTTATGTCCCAAGAACAGGGACCATATACTTTCTCTAAAGATTCTTTCTTTAGATGGAAGTTAAATGGTGTTATTCACTCCAAGACGCTTGTGGTTTTGGCTGGAACTTATACCGCTGCACAATTGGCCGAAGAACTAAATCTTCAAGTTAATGGAGACGTTGATGGTATCGAATTTATCACCGACGAAGGCGACGATTACGTCGGTGTTCAAACAACTTGGGCATTCGGGCCAGATTCAGAGTTAGAGTTCTTGTCAGTTCAGGATGCTCTTTATGGTGGATCGGTAGCTGATGGCAACGTCACCGGTCTTGGCACAGGCATGACTCAAGCAGAGTTGACCGGAAGCAAAGATCGTTTTCCAGAAAGTTACCAAACTGCTGGCGAATATGATCTATCTGGTCTTAGCGATCTCAACATTCAAATTGTGGTTGACGGAACCGACAATGTTTTGATCGACAATGTTGTTCAAGTTGTAGATCTTGTTGATCTTGAGGGCGGTGAACGCACCATCGCTCAGGTTGTTAACGAAATCAACAGTCAACTGGTAGAAAACGGTGGATCACTCCCAGGTGGTTGGGAAGTCTATGCTGATGGCGATAATCTCGCATTCAGAACGTTGCATCACGGTCGTGACGCAAGATTGTTAATTAAACCTGACAGCACCGCTGCTGGTATTTTTGGATTAGAGAGCGTGACTAAGGCTGGCTTGAGTCCAATTGGCACTAGTGGAGACGGATCAGATGATACCTACGGTAGAATTAACGGTGATTCAAATGCCACAGGTGCTGTAAGTTTCACAATTAATGCTGACTCGGCTGGTATCGATGGAAACGCAACCCAAGTTATAATCGAAAACAACATTCGTGAAGGAAACTTTGTTTTGCAAGTTTACAATAACGGTGTTGAAGTTGAATCTTGGGGCGGATTAACAAAAGATGAAAATTCAAGATTCTATGTTGAAACCTTTTTATCACTAGTTTCTGATTGGGTTAGAGTTGAAGACAACACTGCAAATGCTGCTCCTCCTCTAGATGGAACTTACACCCTATCGGGTGGATCTGACGGTATTCCTTCGGATCCAGATAAACAAGATCAACTTATAATTGGAAACTCAATAGGCTTTACTGGCATGTACGCCTTGTCCGAGCCAGAGCAAATCGATATCGATTTGATTGCTGCCCCAGGACACAGCAGCACAGCCGTAGTGACCGAGTTGTTGAACTTGTGCCAAAATGTTCGTAGCGATTGCTTGGCAATCGTTGACCCGCCATTCGGTTTAACTGTTAAAGAAATAGTTCACTGGCAGAACGGCTCTCACCCACTGAACACCACTCGCTTTGATAGCGACTTTGGTGCTCTCTACTGGCCTTGGGTCAAGATACGTGATAATTTTAATCGTGTTGATATATGGGCGCCTCCATCAGGATCAGTAATGGCAACAATTGCAAGATCCGATCAATTATCTGCTCCTTGGTATGCACCAGCAGGCGTTAATCGTGGAACGGTTCCTAACATCACAGATGTCTTTAGCCGTCCAACACTGGAAGAAAGAGATTTGATGTATGGCTACAGAAATGCGATTAATCCCATAGTTCAATTCGTAGATTTCGAAGGGTTCGTTATCTGGGGTCAAAAAACATTGCAGCGAAGACCAACTGCTCTTGATCGTGTAAACGTTAGACGTTTAATGTTTGTAATTGAAAAACGCATAAGAGCTGCTTCTCGCCAACTGTTGTTCGATCCACATGACGATATTCTCCGCCAAAAATTCATCAGAATAGCTACTGCCATTCTGTCAGAAATTCAGGTGGGTCGTGGTGTCAATGACTTCCGTGTCAAGTGCGATACAGAACTCAACACACCAGATGTGATAGATAGAAACGAAATGCGTGCCAGAATCGGCGTGCAACCAATTCGTGCTGCTGAGTTCATATTCATTGAATTCTCAATTCACAGAACCGGAAGCTTCGGAGAAAACGCAGATACATTCTAAGAAATAAAAATAACTGGGTGGTTTTGGACTAGTCCAAAACCACCCAGTTAATAATATCAAGAAAGAGGCTCTTTCATGCAGATGGGCATAGGCAAACTGGGTCAACCAGGAGTCATAATAAAAAGAAAATTTAGATGGACACTAGAATTTGCAACTCCAGCGGGGCCTGTGCCCAGGCATTATGTTAAAACATCAGGCAGACCGCAGCTTGATGTAGATGAATTAGAATTAAATTTTTTGAATGGGACAACTTGGATTCCGGGCAAGGGCAAATGGCAAACACTAACAGTAACTTATATTGATGTTAACGACAGCGAAATGAAACCTTTGTATGATTGGGTGGCTAGAGTTTTTGATTACACTGCTCAAAATCCAATAGATCATATAGGACAATCTGAGAAAGCAGGTTACGCTGGAACAGCTACATTAAAAATGTATGATGGTTGCGGAAAAGAAATAGATCAATGGATACTAAGATCTTGCTGGCCTCAATCTATAAACTTTGGAGACCTTGATTACGCCTCATCAGATGAGGCCACAATCGATTTAACATTAAGATTTTCTGAAGTTACTTATAGTGGCCTTGCTTGCGGATTTACTCCTCAAGGAAAATGCGAAGGTTGTTAGTGATAAGCATATATAAAGTAAACTTTAAACAGGAGAGTTAAAATGGCTGATAAAAAACCAATGGGTATCGGAGTTATTGGACAACCAGACGTTGTGTTCAAACGTAAGTTTCGTTGGACATTCGAAATTCTTGGTTTCTGCGACAATGAGAAAAATGTCGTTCCCGAACATTTTGTAACTGTTGCATCAAGACCAAACTTGGCAATTGAAGAAACCGAAGTTAATCACTTGAATGCTAAAACATTTATTCCAGGTAAGGCAACGTGGGAAACGATCACGGTAACCTATCTTGATGTTGCCCATTCTGAGATGAGAACATTATGGAATTGGTTAGCAACAGTGTATGATTTCACCGATCCGATCAATTTAAGACAAGCCGAAAGAAGAGATTGGGATGCAACTGGTTTGCTTAATATGTATGATGGTTGCGGAACCTTAATAGAAACTTGGCAGATGCAAAGAGTTTTCCCAACCGCTATTAATTTTGGAGACTTAGATTATTCATCTTCTGACATAGCAACAATAGAGTTAACTCTTCGTTACTCAGATGTTAAATACAGAAGTTACTGCCCAGATTACCAACCAGATCCTTGCTGCGGTGGTTGTGGTACTCAAGTAAAATATGGCAACAAAACATATATTTGAAAATAACTAAACACAAAGACAGGAGAAAGAAATGGCTGAAAAGATACCCATGGGAATTGGTCAACTTGGTTTTAAGAACCTTGTTTTCAAAAGAAAGTTCCGATACACTCTAGAATTGCAAGATATATGTGCTGGCTCTGGTCAGCCACAATCTGTTCCCAAGCATTATGTTAAAGTCGCTGCAAGGCCAAATCTTTCTGTTGAGGAAACGGAAGTTAATTTTCTGAATGCAAAAACTTGGATTCCAGGAAAAGCCTCTTGGGAATCCATAACAGTAACTTATATCGATGTTGCAACTGCCGATAATCTACCATTGTTTAATTGGCTTGCATCTGTCTACAATTTCACCGATCCTGTTAATCTTCAAATGGGTGCAGTTCGTAACGACTATGCTTGCTCGGCTATATTAAAACTTTGGGATGGTTGCGGAAATTTAATGGAAACTTGGGAACTTAAAGATGTTTGGCCAACATCTATAGATTTTGGAGATTTAGATTACGCCACATCGGACGAATGCACAATTCAGTTGACTCTCAGATATTCTGATGTCAAATACACCAATCAATGCCCTGGATTTGAAATATCTCCATGCTGCACTGGTTGTGGTACAAATGAAAATAATCCTGAGCCTCAACCTCAGAATTAGTAATATCGATTATCAAACTATATTATTTAAGGGGCAGCAATCGCTGCCCCTTTTTTCTGAAATGGATTTATTATGGCAAAAATGGGCTTTCAATTCGGTTTGGAGACAGGTTCTTACTGCAAGCGACAATTTCGTTGGCTTTTGGAAATACCTGATGTGGTTGCAGACACCAAAAATGGCGGAGTTAGTGCTTTGCCTCCCGAGAAGGGGGCAAGACCCAACCTGTCTTTTAAAGAGATGGAAGCGAAACATTTACACGAAGATGCTTACTATCCTGCCAAACCAGAGTGGAAACCGATAACTATTACGGTTTTTGACCTAGTTAAAAATAAACACCCTGTTTTCGAATGGATTAAAAAAATCTATACTCCAAATGCAAATAGTGTTTTTAAAGAACCAAACAGTCCTGATTTTATAAAGACTTGCACACTCTCTATGTATGACGGGTGCGGAAACACGGTGGAGTCTTGGATTTTCGAAGATTCTTGGTGTAGTGCGGCTAATTTTCAAACTTTGGATATGACTTCGAGCGGCGTGATGATGTGCGAGATAACACTCAGATACATGAGGGCTTATACTAATTAGTTTTCAACTATTCGTCTTCATCCTCATCATCTAATTCTAAATTAATAAAGTCGAATTCATTTTTCAAAAGTTCTCGGAGGTGTTGCAATGCGTCTTCTAATTGTTTGCCTTTCCAATTTAGCCTACGACAGGTGCTACTTTTGTTAAGTCTTCCTTTTTTTGTATAACATTCTTTTTCATTATCTAAAAGACACTCTATAAGATCGGCATATCCTGCGTCTCTTATTTTTTGAAGAATTTCTTGTGTTTCTAATGCATTTGTCGGATTTGAATTTGATCTCATCATAATAAATGTTATTATATTAAATTTTTAATTTTTGTCAATATTTTTTATTGTGTACAACAGTCTCTTTACCGTTTCTTATAAAAATAGTATCGAATTTATCGCACATAAAGTTTTGATATCTTTTCTTTAATTCATTATAATTTCTTGCACTACGGTATAGTTGTCTAAAGTGATTTAAAATACAAGTAGTCATATAATTAAAAGCTTTTCCTTTTCGTGAGTCAAATCTGTTAATTTTCTCAAAACAAATAAGAACACCTTCCTGTATGGCGTCATCTATGTCTATTC